GTTGATACTTTGTTAGAAATCTTACCCTTAAGGTTGCCAAGTTTACGAAGTTTATCAGTTGCTCCCACATATGAATTCAACACTTTATTAAAATCATCAAGTTCTTCTACGATTTTAATGTTCTCATGCATAAACTTATTTTCTTCAACCAAAAGTTCTGAGATCTCACTCTCCCTCTTTTTAATATTTTCAGCAGCACGATTCTCAAGTTCTTCAATAAAGTTCTTCTGCATCTTAACTTTATCTTCTAAAGACTCTTTCTTGAGTTGAAAGACTTTGACTTCCTCTTTGACTTGACGAATCTTCTCTTTGAGAATTACATTCATCGATGAGAAGATCTTAATATCAAGAAGATCTTCAATCACTTCTCTCCTACTGTTAGTAGGAAGTTGCATGAACGGAATAAAGTTACTACTACCCAGAATCACAATCTGAGTAAATGACTTATAGTTCATCTTAATCACATTCTGCTCAAACCACTTCTGCTGATCAATAGCAGAGGCAGCCTGATCTAACAAAGAATTGTTGCGCCAGATCTCAAAGGTATTTGGTTTGATACCACGCACCACTTTCCACTTTGTTCCACCAATAGAAAACTCAACTTCTACCAGACAATCTTTCTCATTGACAGAGTTGACAAGTTGTGGTTTATTAATCTTACGAAATGGTTTACCAAACAAAGAAAAGGTAAGCGCATCCAACATGGTGGACTTACCCGTCCCATTCGTTCCTAGAATGAGAGTTGTTGTGTGTTCAGTAAAAGATAGTTCAGTGAATTGATTTCCCGTGGAGAGAAAATTTTTCCATCGAATACATTCAAATAAAATCATGCTCTTCTTTAGGCGGGATCACAAAGTCGTGGGAGCTGATAACAGTATACCTGTAATCATGATATTCGCAAGTTTTTATCATTACCTCATCTTCTACTTCAATCACATGCATCTCAGGACTTCCATCGTCCTCCATCATCATCGCATATCTCATCGCATCATCCTCTTCCTCAAACAGATAAAGGATTTGATCACCATCATCATCTGTTACTGAATATGCTCCTTCTTTCTCCTTTCCGTGAATTGTAATGATATACATTAGATCAACTCACATGCCTCCTGATACACCTCATGAATAGTTTTTTGAATTAAGGATTTATCCAAAGGCACATCTGCCTCTTCAATGTATCTATTCAGAATCGTCAGAGTGTCCTCTGACTCAAACGTATCAGACTCTACTTTATCATACCATCCACCAAAGTCAAAGTTCTCGACAATCTTTAGGTCAGCAACATTTGATGCCTGAAGTTTATCAACGAACTTCTCAAACTTCTTGGTGTCTGACTTCTTACGGACAACCACCTTAACGATCTTATCCTCATATTCACGAGTATCAAACGTTTGATGAGGAGTGTCCTCGTAGTAAATGTTGTGGAAGAGTTTGAATGGATTATTAACAGGAGTGTGCTCTAAGGTTTCTGTATCAAAAATATGAAAACCACGAGTGTCATTCACATCTGTCCAGAACATCTCATAAGGATTACCGAGATAATGAATATCTCCTATGGACGATCGAGTGTGGTAGTGACCGCTGAAGACCTTGGAGAACTTTTCAAATAGTTTGCTCTCAATACCTTGCTCCATGATGACTGCACGATTAACTCTAAATCCTCTGAGTTCAAGGTGCCCCATCGCACATACGCTAGAAGTATTTTTGATAAGTTTGAAAGTACTCTCTTGATTCTCGTCATTGATCCACGGGATAAAAACTACGTTTAAATCACCAAGTTTTGCTTCAGTTGGTTCTGAATATACAATGACGTTATCATACTCACGAAGTAACAGATCAACGGCATTGACATTATTGGTGTTCTTATAATATGCGGTGTGATTTCCAACAACAGTATGTATGGTGACTCCCATCTCACGCAAGCGGTCATAGTAGTTCTTCTGCGCCCAGGCTAACGCAGAAAAATCAATGCCCTTACGACTATCAAAGGTATCTCCCATATCAACAATGGTAGTAATCCCGTGCTCCTCCAGATAAGGAAAGAACACCTCATTATAGAACTTCAGAAAATATTCGTGGAATAGTTTTGAATTCTTTCTAGCACCAAAATGTTGATCTGTAATTATTGCGACTTTCATCAATAACGCAGTTTGGAATGCACAGCATCTTTGATTTGATTGTAGTCGGAATAATTAGATCCGTCAAGAGTATTACTATCATCAAACACTTCGCTGTAACCGGAGCGTTCAATAATTTTATTCTTGATTTCTAACTGTCTTTTCTCTCGCTGAATACGACGCAGAAAAGCGTAATGAATAATCTGAGTGAAATACGCAAAAGGATTTTGGGATTTCTCTGGGTTAAAATTATGTATATACTGTACGCAATTTTCGATACCATCCGAAATCATATCTTCCTTGAACATGTAGTTCACGAAGTTTGGTTTGAACGACAAGTGATTCGCAATCTTCAGAAAACACTCCCCAATGTAGCGAGGGATGGGAGGTTTAGGAAGACCCTTTGCTGCTGCGATCTCTTTGTCTTCACGATACTTGATTAGTGCTGCCAGGAACTCTTTGTTATTAACGTAGTGTTCTGATCTTTTTCTTTTTGCCATGCCCGGTCTTATCATAAGTTTATCTCATAATATGTATGAATTATACCACGGCACTAATTATAAAACAACTATTGAAGTGACGAGGTGACACAACACTTGACAAGTTATAAAATATAAGTAGAATGACCTTTGTGGAGGTTGATAAGAATACTATTAAGTATCAGAGGTCTTATTAAAGATCTTCTCCAGGAGTTCTTTAGTATCATGTACATTACCAACATATCCCATTCTACGATTGATTTTGGTATTTGTATCTTTCTTTGAGGAGCGAACGTAGTTCTGATACATCATTATCATTTCTATATCATTAGACTCACTCATCGTCAATACATCATCTAAATTGATAATGAACATGTCTTCTGTGGTTGTCTTCAACCAAGGTTCTACTTTATATCCAACTGTTCCCATTTTACCTTTTATCTCATTCACAACGATTGGATTAGTAATCAATAGCATCGTTCTGCCATCTTCTTCTGAAGCAGCAACTTTGGCAAAGATCTCTTCACCTGATTTTAGTTTGACTGTTGAGAAAAAATCGTCTTCTATCATACCTTTAATTGAATAGTGATTATGTCATAATTAAATTTCTCTTCATTGTAGATTTTAATTCTTTCAATAAAGTGGTTTAGTGTGTAATTTTTTCTGGACTTGGTTGAACAATCATCAGAGATGTCGTACAGAGTTGCTTTTACTTTGTCTTTTCCTTTTCTAAGAACTCGTCCAATACTTTGAAGATTACGGATTCTTGACTTACTTGGAGAGGCAAAGATAACGTTATGGAGGTTTTTAATGTTGATACCAGTAGAAAAAGTTCCATAAGAGGCAACAATGATAGCGTTGTTTTCTCGTTCTGTGATTTCTCTAACTAATTCTCTCTCCTCTGCGTCTACTCCACCATGTATAAAAAATACCTTACGGTTCTCACCCTTGTTTTTATTTATCTTTTCATAGAGTACTGCTCCATGGCTCTCGACTCTTTGGAAAAGCACAAGTGTATTCCCTTTAAGATCAAGTGATAGATTCTTGATAAAATTATTACGTTGTTCGTGAGAGATTAAATACTGTATCTCATCCTCATAAGTATCAAACGTTTGTGGTGAGTGTTTGAGGACTAGACATTGTATATCCAATTGTGACAGATGACCTTGCTGCATCAACTCATCAGTTCTTGTCACTTTGTATGATGGACCAAACAATCCTTCCAATACCCACTTATGAGTTTGTGTGCCGTCTAGTGTTCCAGTAAAACCAAATCTATACTTTGCGTGATGTAGTTTGGTCATGATCTGAATCAATGACTTGGACTTGAATAAATGTGCTTCATCGCCTATAATTACGTTATATTCCTCAAAGAAAGAACGCTCAAGTTTATATACTGACTGCCAGGTAGTGATAGTTACAGGAGCTTCATTACTTTTATCGCGACCAGAATAGATACGATGACAATATGAATCAGCATCCCAACCATAGTCTAGGAAATCCTTATACATCTGCTCTACTAGGGATGTCGTCGGAACAACTAGCAAGATTTTTTGACCTTTGTCTACATAATACCTTACGAGAGAATAAATCATCAAAGATTTGCCTGAGGCAGTGGGAGATATCAATAGTTTTCTATTATGTTTTAGAGCGTCGAATACTCCCTCTATTTGATACTTCCTCGGAGAGTGAGAACAAATAGAACTCATGTAATCTTTTACACCTTCATACGAGATACCATCATTCTCCTCATAGGGTGTCCCGTAGAATTTGTTATTTTCAAACTTGTAACTATATCCGTATTGCTTACAGAAATTGACAATCTTATCTAACAGACCAACATAGATCTGTTTAGAACGCATATCATACTGTCTCTTATACACATCTCCG